TAAAGGTGCGTATGCCAGCAATAGTATCTGCTTCTCGGTCATCTCGTCCATCTTTCTGTCCTAATGCTTTTGCCCAGATTCTCCATACTTTACGAATCGTCGGACATTTTTGAGAAGTCGTTGACTTTTTCAAATTTAATCGTCCTTAAAAATTTATCTACAAGAATGTCACCTTTGTGTGAGATGACAAACACGTTCGCATCGTTACCAAGACTACGAAGGATTGACAAAAGTTCTCCCGTAGCAGAAGCATCGAGTGAACTATCAAATACTTCATCAAGAATTAAAAGATTAGTAGCAACGCTATTCTTCATACGAGCAACTTCACGCCAAGTGAATAGAAGTGCTAGATCAATCTTTTGCTTTTCACCTTCAGAAAACGATGCGTAAGAAAATTCATCTCTGAATCTACTTTTAATAACTTCACCAAACTCTTCATCAAGAGTAAAGTTGACAAAGAAGTCCATACTGTGAAGATATTTATTAATCAGATTGTTAAAAATAGGAACATATTTTTTGATAATCTGACTTTTGATACCAGAATCTTTGAGCAAATTTGATACAACTCGATATTCATCTAGTGTTTGACTGATCTTACCACAGTCAGTTTTTGTTGTTTCTAGATCATGCTGGAACGAAACAAGTGATTCCTTTTCCTTATCCATATTAGGAGTATCTGTCTGCAATTTAAGCAACTCATCTTTCAAATTGAGATTTTCAAACTCCAAACGAACAATCTCTCTATCGCTACGGGTAATTTTATTCCTAGTTTCAAAGCACTGCTTAGAGATGGCATCCATTTGTTCAATGACAGTAACAGTATCATTGATCTGTTCCGTCAAAGACTTGATTTCTTTAGTTAGTTTCTTACCCTTTCCCTCTAGATTACCAATCACAGCGTTCTTAAATGCTGGTTCAATTTCCTGAGAACATGTAGGACACTCATCATGAGTTTTAAAGAACTTCAATTCCTTTGCAGCAGACTTCAACTCAGAGTTAGTATCCGATTGAGTTTGACGAAGACTAGTCAGAAGTTCTTTATGATTATCAACACCGACAAGATTAGACTCTTCTTTGATCAACTGCAGTTCATACTTTTCTTTCTCTGCTTTTACAGACTCAATTGATTCTAAATTAGTTTTGATCTTATCTTCTTTTTCTTGTTGACGAGAAGTGTTTACCTGAGCGAGAGAGTTAATCAATCGTTCTTGAGACTCAACTCGTTCTTCTGCAATATTAAGCAGATGAGTGCAATCATTACTTTGACTCTGTGCTGTTCGGACTCTATCCTTCAGCAACTGATTCATGTTTGAGAAGATGTTGATATCGAGTAGATCTTCAATAACTTCTCGTCGGTGAGCTGCTGGTAGTTGCATGAAGGGGACAAAAGTTGATGATCCCAATATGACAACTTGAGTAAAACTTTTGAAATTGAGTTTGAGGACTGACTGCTCCAAGTATTTTTGTGTGTCTTTGGCAGCAGCATCCTGGTCAACCAGTTTATTGTTTTTATAAAGTTCAAAGACATTAGGTTTGATTCCTCGGAACACACGATATTCATCTTTACCAATAGAAAAACAAACTTCTACTTTAGTTGATTTTTCATTGATACTATTAACCAACTGCCCCCTGTTGATTTTACGAAAGGGTTTATTAAACAGACCAAAACACAAGGCATCGAGCATAGTCGATTTCCCTGCACCATTAGTTCCAACAATTAGAGTTGAACTATATTCATTCAAATCAATTTCAGTCCACTGGTCACCTGTTGAAAGGAAATTCTTCCAACGAATACTTTCAAAAATAATCATTCAATCACAAGGTGGAATTAACAGTTCGTTAGCGCCTACTATAGCATAGTTATACCCATAATTATCACAGTTCATAGCAACAATATCGGTATCAACTTCCATGACTTCTAATTTATCTGGATAATCTTCCGCTTCAAGATAAGCGATGTATCGTTCAGCATCATCTGATTGTTCAAAAACTTGAACAATTTTTTTCTTGTCTTTATTTTTGGTGGCATAAACACCACCTGTTTTTTCATCTGTGATTATAAACATTATAGTTCTGATGCTTCAACATACAAAGACCTCATCACAGTTTTAATATTACTTTTGTCTACTTTTGTGTCTATGTCATCTATATATTTGTCCAGCAAAGTCATTGTATCTTCGGTTTCTACGACTTCAGATCCATTCTCCAAAGCAACACTCAGATCTTCAACAATTTTCAAATCAGCAAGACTCATGTCTTGAAGACGTTTGATGTTGTAGTCAAACTTTGAATAATCGCCTTTATCTTCTACAATTAATTTTACGAATGTTCCTTCCAACTCGCTCTCATCTGCGATGCTAATCCCACCATTATAATAAAGCTTATGAAAAGTATTAAAGGGATTTCGGTAGAAAGTAGTTTTAAGAGTGTCTGTATCGAATACATGGAATCCTCTTTTACATCCATAATCATTCCAATACAATTGATAAGGATTACCCAGATAGTAAATATTATCTCGATTTGACTTCATGTGATAGTGTCCACTAAACACTTTCTTGAATTTCTTAAACATGGAGACATCCATGCCATTCAGCATCACATGACCAGGATGAGCCTCAAACCCGTTAAGCTCCAAATGCCCCATAGCGACAGGAGCAGAACTTTCTGCAATAGCTCGAAGGGATTCGTCGTAGTTCTCGTCACATATCCAAGGCAGAAAAAGTATAGGAAGACTATCAAAATCAACGGTAGTAGGTCGATCGTGGACAGTGATGTTACTGTATCCCAAGAGGAGTTCGCTTGGGGCATTAATTCGTAGAGTGTTTTTGTAGTAGATGTCATGATTACCTACAAGCATATGCATACGAATGTTCCTCTCTGCCAGAGGATCAAACCACATATCCTTAGATGCTTCCAAAGACATGAAATTGATAGAGCGACGCTTATCAAAAGTATCGCCCAGCGCAATGACTGTATCAATTTTATATGCGTCTATGAATGGTAGGACTACTTGTCCATAAAACTTTTTGTAGTGGTCAATAAAATACTGGTTGTCATTCCGAACACCAAAATGCTGATCGGTAATGAGTAGGATTTTCATCGTTTAGAATTCATTTCGACACGGGACTTGATCTGATTATAACCTGCATCGGCGTCTCCGTCAACCGTAAATACATGGTCGTAACCTGATTTCTCAAGGATCTTGTCCTTGATATCCATCTGTCTCTTTTCTTTAGCAATCCGCCTGAGGAAAGCATAGTATACAATCTGCGTGAAATAAGCAAAGGGATTCTTTGACTTAGCAGGATCAAAATTATCAATATATTGAATACAGTTCTCAATACCATCACAGACCATATCATCTTTATACATGTAATTGATGAAGTTGGGACGATAAGAAAGGTGCGTCGCAATCTTCAAAAAACACCCACCAATGTAATTACTGACTCTGGGTTTAGGTAATCCCTTTTCTTTTGCAATTAAAACTTTCTCGCGATATTTAATGATGGCAGCAAGAAACTCCTGGTTATCAACATAATGTTGTCGCTTTTTGGGTTGAGTTTTCATATACCTTTTCGCTTTGTTTAAATTATAACATAATAGTCAAAACTTGACAACTTAGTGAATTCTAAGTAGAATAACCATGTAAGGGTTCAAGGATAGATCTAGCTATTAGCTTTAAATATCTTTTCTAGTTTTGCTCGGGCTTCATCAATTGTTCCCAAGTATCCTTCTGCTTCTGCGGACTCGACTAGTCGTTTTCCTTTTCGTGCCTCAGCAATATCATCACCAATGATATATGCTTCATACATGAGGACGACAGGACTACTCATAGAAGCAATTGTCATGATGTCCTTTTCCCTGAGAATATAAAACTCTTCGTCGGACATGGGCATCCATTTCGTGAATCCCATACCGCGTAATACTTTGGTGTCGTCAATCTCTTTGGTGATTGTTTGAATCATCACAGGATCAGAAATAAAGCACAATGTTTCACCATTGTCATCAGTCAAGACTGCCTTAGCGAGAATTTCTTCTCCACTTACTAGTTTGAAAATACCGTGGAATTCTTCGTCGTGTTTTGCGAAATTAATCATAAGCTTTTAGTTTTACATCTATGATCTCATACTGAAATTTTTCTTCGTTATATACTTTGATTCTTTCCATCAAGTGATTGAGAGTATAATTGTTCCCTCTATCAGTGGAAATATCATCCGCAATATCATATAATGTTGCTTGTGATTTATTTTGACCTTTCCTTAGAACTCTACCTATGGATTGTAGGTTCCTCACTCTGGACTTAGAAGGAGAGGCAAAAATAACGTTATGTAATCTTTTGATGTTGATCCCTGTTGAGAATGTGCCGTATGAAGCAACGATAATCGCATCATCTGATTGCTCAGTTAATTGACGAATTTCTTCTCGATCATCAACATCCACACCACCATGCACAAAATGCACGGGTCTCTCTGTGTGACTATTTATCAGTTCGTAAAGGGGCACCCCGTGACGTTCTACATAGTTGAAGAGGATAAGTGTATTTCCTTTAAGATCGCAAGCAAGATTACGGATGAATTTGTTGCGACCTTCATGTTCAACTAGGTAACCAATTTCATCTTGGTAACCTTCAAATAATTTTTCCTCATGTTTACAGAGGACAATCTTGACTTTTAATTTTGCAACATGTCCTGCTTGCATCAATTGTGCAGTTCTTGTAACTTGAGAGCATCTACCAAATAGACCTTCTAATACAAGTTGGTTGACATTCGCACCGTCTAATGTTCCTGTAAAACCAATTCGATACTTACACTCATGCAACTTAGACATCAGCGTAGTAAGAGATTTAGCTTTGAATTGGTGAGCCTCGTCACCGATCACAACGTCAAACCGATCAAACCACTTACGCGGTTCCTTGTAG